TGAGAACCTTCGATTAAATTGTTTTCTAGCAAAATATTCAAATCTTTTTTCCTTGATTCTGGTGTAACTTCTGCCGCTGGTGGTGGAGCTTCAGCTCCTGCTGGTGGTGGAGCTTCTGCACCCAATTCAGTACCTCCCATATCTCCACTGAATGACGAAGGTGGAGGACCTAATTCTTCTCCTCCATCCGTAGTTGTTTCTGCACCAGCCGTAGGAGTTGCTCCTGTTTGGGAACCATACAATTTATCGATGTTGTCAAACAATCCAGTTTTTGTAATTACAGTTGGTGTTGCCTTCAGTTCTTCACCGACCGCTCTTTCAACTCGTTGTTGTTGTAAATCCAAACGAACTTCCTCATCGGACCAACCAAAGATATGTTTCTTAGCCCAAGTTGATGAAGTTGCTTGAATTCCGTTTCCTGGATCTGCAACCAAATCTTTATATAATAATACTTTTTCTTTCCACACATCGATTTTTAACAAATCTGCTTGTGTTGAAGGATTTGTTAAACCAAGTGTAAAGTTCGATAGTTCATCTTCGAATCCCAATAAAAATAAGTGAACAATTGCTATTTTGTTCAATTCAGCCAACATACTTTTTTGTATTCTGTTGATTGTACGGGCAAATCTAATATCTTGTAATGCTAAATTCTTGCCATCACCCACAACTTCTTCAAATCCCAAAAATGCTTTTGGAACTCTCAACGCTGTTAATAATTTCTTTTGAATATATTCAATATCGGCAATTTCTGATAGGTTTTGAGCACCTGCCAATGTATCAATTGGTGTTGGTGCTGCTGGATCACGAACAGGAATAAAGTAATCTTGGTCTACCGCCATTTGGTTAAATCTCATGTCGACATTACCTGTCTTACTATCAACAATTTGTTCTCTCTTGAACTTGTTGGCAACTCTTTGTACGTACGCCTCAACGTCGTCATCATTCATGTTTCCAACGAAAACTTTAAAAATTCTTCTTTCAGGTGCTCGAGATGTTCTATAAATTAACATAGCATCCTCACAAAGAAGAAGTTGTTTCCATATACGTCTTGCTTTTTCCAACATTGAAGTTCCATAAGGGAGTTTTCTGTCATCACCCAATAATCTGAAGTGAGCCATTTCCCAAGATTGAAATTCCATGTTTTTATTTTTCCAAGTAAAGTGTAATGACTTTTGGTCCTTATCCACTTCATTTTTTACATCAACAGATATTTTGCCACTTGCTCCAACCTCATGTCGTTCAATTTCTATAGTTGGTAATTGTTGACACCCTACAACTCCTTTTTCAGGGTCCAACTTCAAATAAACAAAGTTGTCACCATACTTACAGGTGTTCCGAGTCCACATTGGCAAGTTAGTGTTAATGTCCAATGCATTATTGAACAAATCAGCTAAGACACCTTTAATTCTTTTTGATTCAGAATAAATTTGTAAGATGAATCCATCCTCATTTGTTGTAGTGGATTCCTCGGCGTATATGTCCAATGCTGCTGAAATTTCAGGGGTGTACTCCATAGACTCATAGTCATATTGAGCAGACAACCTTGTTGGTTCATAATAAATTGCTTGGGAATATAAATTGTTTTCTACCTTAGCCCACTGATTTGTAAGGTAGTATGTTTGTTGTGCTTGAAGTTTTTCTTTTTCGTACTCTTCTCTACTTTTTGTTCGCAGAAGTTCCTTTTTATCAAACTTAAATGTTGGATAATCCTGATTGAGAAGTGAGTTCGGCCCAAAGGTTTGAGACAATCTCTGCCAAACGGTCATGTTTTGTTCTGCCATACGTAATTTTACTATTTACCCTGATAATATAAATAGTTATTTAGCACCAAATAACCACCCATATTTTTGATAATCCGATTTGGATGGGCCATTATTCATCAAGTTGGGGTCTTTACCCATTTGAGGAACCATAGGATTAAAATAGTCCGAGGTATTTTTGTTCTCACTGACCACAGTCGCCCATGAATTCAACATTGCTTTTGTATGGTTTACCACTTTAGTAAGGGATTGAAATGATTTTTCTGCAACATAAATTGCCATAGATAAAGCCTTCTTCGAATGCAGCAATAATTTGAACTCTTTTTGTGTTAAAATTAATACCTGGTATTTTTTCATTAATTTTGGGGTCCCACTTCCATTTGTTTGAAGTATCAACACCATCAACATAGAGACCTCCTTGATACTGTAGTTCTTGTAGTTTTCTTGCGGTTGAAACTCCCATTCCTCCTGTAATATCTATGACACAAAACGCATTATACATAGTACCCCATTTGTAAGCAATCTCGGCTAAGACATCAGGTGGAACTTTCCCAACATATTCTAAGGATTGTTCTCTTTCATCAAAATCGATAATCTGTATGGATGAAAAGTCTTCTGAGTCACCACGAGAAACGTCAATTCCCATAACATATTTGTGACCATTGACTGGCTCTTTGAAAATCCACAATGCATTGCCCATTAGTTTTGCTTGTGGTGATTGAAGTTGATTTTTAGCAATATTTTGCATCAAGTCAGAATCGAAAACGTTGTCCCCTGAACCCAAGAAATTGCATTCCAATTCTTGTGCAACCTTTCTTCTGTCATACTTCAATTTTTTTACCATCCCCTCAAACCAAGAACAACATGGTTTGTATCCTTTTTCTATGTAATCTGTCGTTACGGCATGATCTCGGTCATACGGATTATCCGTAGATAAATCTATGATAGTATCGATTGGATAGTCTTCTCTGTTAAGTAAATAATGAACCAAATCTCCAGTTTTGACCATATACAAATCTTTGGTATATCTCGGATCTCTGTACCAAAACATTTCGGAGATTTTGAAATCATTCATACCTCTCAAAGCTTGGTCATAAATTTCATAGTAAATTGGGTCATATCCGTTAGGTGTAGATACAACTATCACTTTACCACCTGTAGATAGGGAAGCCATACAAGCTGACCAAAAGTCTCCGTCAGCCTCGATGAAGGCAGCTTCGTCAAAAATAAGGATTGTAGGTGTATAACCTCTCAAGGCGTCCTTAGATGTTGCAACCGCTTTGACTTCACATCCGTTATTTAATTTGAAATGTCTTTGAGAATTCTTTTCTGCTGAAAATCCAATTCCAACCCATGCTGGCCATTGTTCTATAAACCCACGTATTTTGTTTGCCATTTCTACGGACGTATCCAATTTGTTGGCAATAATCAAAACTTTTTCAGGTTTTTCTTTTCTTGCGAAGGCTAGTTTTTTTGATGCCCATGCAGCTGTTACTGTGGAAACACCTGCTTGTCGATATTTTAGGGCAATATTTTCGTTGTGACTTTCGTAATCTTCGAGTAGAGATACTTGGTCGGGGAATAAATCCAAAGGGACATATTTGGATACTGTATTATCGTATGTCTGTAAATAAGTACGAAGTGCATAAGGGGTATTCCTCATACACTTCGTATATTCTATAATTAATTGTTCTTTATTCACACAGTCAAATCAATATATGATTTATGGTCTTGGTATTCCCAAATCTCTGTAGAGTTGATCATAATCATCATCTTCGTCTTCGGAACTATCGGTCCCTTTGGACTCATCATACTCACTTTTCTGTTGTTGAGCCTTTCTCATGATTTCTTTGAATTTTGCGGTCGCTTTTTTGACTTTCGATTCATCTTCAGAGATTGCGTTTCCAATAATTTCTAAAAACTCTTGAGCTGGTGTCTGATACAGATTAGAATAAAACCAAGGAACCAAACCTTTATTCTCTTCATCAAACATTTCATCTGGTAAAGCAAATCTGATTTTTTCTACAATCTCTGGACCGATTCTGAGTTGCATTGGTTCATTGGACAATACATCAGTAACCCCTCTTACATTTCTTGACATTTCAGGGTCTTCAGGTAATCCATGTCTTGCAATAGATTCCTCCAAACCTTTGATTATCTCATGACACAAAATAGGGAATATTAATCCTTCAGCAACAATTTTAGTGTCGGGTCTATCTTCTCCACCTTCTTCCTCCTCATCCTCATCTTTATTCTCCAATTTTACTTTACCCGCAACACCACTTCCTGTGCGAGACATCATTTCAATCATTTGTTCCATTGAAAAATACATGAAATCATTGATTGCCATAATTCCCAAATACGCTGGATAAAGTTGGGGGTCAATTGCATCAAGTCTTTCTTTTACCTCTGGTTTTTGGAATATATAATGTCCTTTCTTCGCTGCCCCTTGAATGATTGCATTAATCATATTTCTTTTATGAATTTCCAATTCCATCAATTCGTCTTCAGTCAAGTCTTCAAC